CGCGTACCTGCGCTATGAGGCGGGAGGTCACGTCACCGCTTCCGGCGGTGGCAATGAGCTGGAACAGCCCATCCGCCGAAATTAGGCCGACCGATGCTTCGACGGCCGTTGTGGCTGCTGCCAGCGCCACAAGCTCATCGTCGATCTCAGTGATCGACGCCTCGAGCAGCTGCTGCGCCGCGGCGGTGGCATTGCGGAAGCGAACGGCAACCGAGTTGTCCTTGGCAACGCGACCAGCGGCATCTACCGCGGCGGCGGCCAACTGATTGATGCGCTCTATGATGGCGACGCGCGTATCGGCGACAAGCGTGGCGAAGAGATCGTAGATGTCTTCCTGCACCTGACCGAGGCCGACCGACACGGCCGGTACCGTGGCCGCCGGCGTGTCGACGGTTGCCCAATCGGTGAAGAACGTCGTGCGCACCGGGCGCGTGATGATGCGATGGCGGTATTCGTAGGTTGTCGCCGCCAGAACGCCATCGCTGGTGATCAGCACCTGGTCGGGCACATTGGCGCGCTTGACGATGCTGTCGGTCTGACCCTGCGGCCGGTATTCGATGTCGATCGACACGACGGTGATGTCGGTGAACGCATTCCAGGTGAAGCGCAGGCCGGGGATTTTCTCCGCCGAACCGGCGACCTGCTGCGCTACGCCGAAGGCGAGGAAATTGGCGGCTTCGGTCTGATAGTCGGGCGGGCCGGGAAGCTCCGGCACCGGCGGCACGGTCGTGTAATCGGTGCCGTCGAAGATCTCGTCGCCGACTTCCTGCAGCTTCAGGTGGATGTTGCGCGCACCCTTGTCGCCGAGCGGCCCCAGCGTCTTTTCCAGCATCTGGAATTTGCGGGTGCCGAACTCCGCCGAATCCCATTCGCACCAGCGCCCGACCTTGGCATCGGCGAGGAACATTGGATGGATGACGATATCGCCATTGCCCTGGAACCGGCTGGCCTTGAAGGCGATGTCGGCCAGCCGGTCGGCGACCTCCGCCTTGTTGACCCCGCCGTATGGTATGGCCACTGCCAGGCGCTCGCCATCCTCGGCAAGAGCGACCTCGTCGATCCGCACCGCGAACGGCGTCTGCTCGAAGAAGGCGTCAGGATCGCGAAACGTGCCGGCCAGCGTGTTGATCAGTTCCGACTTGGTGCGCTTGGTCGAGAAACGGAAGGTCTCGTCGACCATGATGTCGTCGTCGGTGAAGGTGAGCACCGTCGATTGCGCGGCACCGACGATCGGGAACTCGCCGGAGGCGTCCTCGATCCACGTCGCCGCGCAGGCCTCGAACAGCGGCTGGATGTTCTGGTCGTGGGTCACGCCGGATCCTGCCGCGGCGATGACGCCGGCGGAATAGCGCTTCAGCAGGCCGATGCTTTCGTCGCAGACATTGGCGGCTAGCGTCCAGTCGCCGAGCGGCAGGCGCCCGGCCGGCACGCCCTTGCCGACCATCATTTCCGTGCCGTTGAAGAAGCCGCGCTCCAGTCCGTAAACCATCAGCACCGGGTTTTCGGAAAACTCCCATGTGTCCTGGTCATTCCAGCGATGGGCGCCACCGCCGCCAACGGTGCTGTCCTTGCGCCAATCGTAGAGCGGGGCGCCCTGCACCTCGAAAAAGGCCTCCCACGGCTGCTGCATCTTTTCGCGGTCGAGCTGCATGGTGACGACGGCATAGGCGATGCCGGCGCCACGATGATCCTCGCTCCAGCGGCCGGGCGGATTGGCCTGGTCGATCAGGCCGGCATCGGCCACCTGATCCATGGTGCCGAGATAGACCTTGACCCAGATTTCCCCGTCTATGCCCTGGACGCGGAAACCCTTGACCGGATCCTCGACGCCGCCGAGCGAGCGCCATTCGCCTTCGGCACGCACGCGGGTGACGCCGGTGATGCGGAAGTCGGAAAGCTTGTAGACGTCTTGAATGGACCGGTTTCCCGAGCCATAGGCATTGCGGTAAAGCTTCTGGCCGGCGGTGCCATAGACGCCGAGGCCGACCGTGCGCGCAAGATCCTCGCCATAGACCGTATCGAGCTGGACGGCCTGCGCCTGCGGTTCCTGTTGGCCGAAGATCGCGCCGAGGGCATACTTCGCCGCAAGACCGATGCCGAAGCGGGCGAGGCCGGCAAGGATGGTCGAGCCGCCGAGCCAGGAAGCGAAGCCGCCAAGGCCGACCGCGCTGGCAAGCGGCGCGATGATCGGGATCAGGAACGGCATGCTGTCAGCCGACCTTGAATGCGGATTTGATGGTCATCTGCGAGACGAAAGACAGACCGGACTCTGTTTTCACCGCAAAGCCGAGATCGGTGATGAAGCCTGCGCAGAGCACGCCGTTGCGCTCGACAACGCCGATATCGCCGCGCTGCGCCATCAGCCGGCCGACGGGCGGGAACAGGCTGGCCAACGCCATCTCGACATCGCCGAAGCCGCGCTTGCGCAGGATCCTCGCAGCGCCGGCTTCGGTCTTGTATTTGCCACGGATGTCGGCGGCAGGATCTGTGCCGGTGATCGCCTCGACGGCATCGGCGACGGTCAGCAGGCAGTCGGACACGCCCCACACGCCGGGTGTCGACTTGTGCTGGTTGACCAGACGCGCAAGGCGGCGGTCCCAGTCGGGCAACCGGGTGAGCTTGAGCATGATCAGGATTGCCTCAGTCGAAGGTGATGTCGAAGAACTCGTGCCGCACGGTGCTGGCAAATTCGAAGATGCGGTCGCCGGGCGAAACGAGCTGCTGATCCTGATGGCTGGCGGTGCGATAGCCGTCGCGATGGTTGGCGATGGCGCCGGAGCGCACATTGGCAATCAGCTTCTTTTCGCCATTGTCACGGGAATGGTCGACCGTATCGATGAAGCCGTAAGCGCCGGGCTCTGCATGCAAAAACGAGCGGTCATCGGGATCGAAGTAGAAGTCGAACACCGTCACCGGCGCATCCTTGTAGCCTTCATCCTCGATCAGCAGCAGCTTGTCGGGCGTCAGGCCGGAATCGCGCTTGGCGACCAGTTCGACAGTGAAGGTCGATGCGGCAGTGCCGAGGCCATAGACTGGCTCGGAGACGCTGATCAGCGAATTCGGCCAGTAGACCAGGCCGTCGACGATGATGTTGCCCTTGCCGTTCCAGAAGCCGTACGTGCCGGTCGTGCAGGCGATCTTGATGCCCGAGCGGATGACGGCTCTGCCTTCGGACAGGACGGTCTGCAGGCGGGTCGGAAAGCTCATTTCGGGATCTCGACAAGGGTAAAGGTCGCAACCGGCTTCGGCTCGTCGGGGATCGAGAACGACCCCGGCATGACGCGCATGTTGGCGACCGGGTTCTTGAACGTGATGACGGCGCCGGCCGTGATGTAGGCCGGCACGGCCGGCTCGACGGTGACGGTGATCGCGTTGCCAGCGGCGACGCCGCCGGTCTGGACGCGAAACAGCGCATTGTAGTCGCCTGTCGTCGCCGAGATCAGATCGCCGGCGCCGAGCGTCAGGCCATTTTCGACGCTGTTGATGAGCAGCGAGTTGCCGGTGATCGAGGCCAGGGCGCCGGGATTGGCCAGCGCGGCGGCACCGGCATTGCCCCAATAGGCACGCGGGATGCACATGTGCTTGGGCGTGTAGAGCACCGTTTGCAAGCCGCCGCGGCTGGCATCCTTGAACGCTTCGACCAGGAGCCGTTCCGAAGCCTTCAGCGGCTTGGTGCGCATCTGGATGGTCCAGTAGCTGTCGGCATACTCGACGAACGCCATGGCGCGCGTGCCGGAGCGCGAAACCGAGACCGATTCCACCAGCTGCGGATAGGCATGCTGGAAGCCGACGGCGGGCAGGGCAATCGCCGTCATCGCATCAGCCCCGTCGTCTTGGCCTCACGGATGGCCTTCACCACACGCGGGGTGAATTCCTTTTCGAATTTCTTCAGCGCGGCCGTCACCTGCTCGCCCGAATCGCCCTGACCGCCGTCCTGCATCTGGATGACAGGCGCAAAGCTAAGACTGATTGCTTGGCTGACGCCTGCGCCAGCAATCGACGGCAGCTTCGGAACGCTTGGAAGGATGGTGCCCGACTGGTGGGGCACAAACAGCTCAGGTCGCTTCTCTCCAACGATGTAGGGCTTCCCAGCGGTAACCGGCCCTCCCTTGGCTCGAAGACCGAGGGCGGAGATGATGCCAGGATCACTTCCCCCGCCGCCACCAAGGCCGATGGCGCCCAGAAGGCCGCCGAGCAAGCCGCCGCTGCCGCCGCTGGCGCTGTTCGCCTGCAGGATTGCATCAATCAAATCTTCCTCGATCTTGTCGATGATCTTGTCCAAGGCATTTAGGGCAACATTGGCCAGATCGTCCCAACCGAGCTTTCCGTCATCGAGCGCCGAGCGCAGATCGCCGAACACTCCCTTTAGAACGTCCCTCTGTAGGTCTTGAGCTTCCTGCGCCTTGCGGAGTTTATCGGCTTGGTCAGCATAGGCTTCGGAGACGTCGTCAATCGCCTTGATTTGGCTAGGCGACAATTTCGCATTTTGCCAGTCCTGGTCTCCCTTGCGGCGAGCCTCCTCACGGACCTGCTTCAGGGCCTCTTGTTCGAGGTCCAACGCGACTTTGCGCTTTTCCTGTTCTTTGAACGTGAGACCTAGAGCGCTCTGTTCTTCAAGCAGTGCGGCGGTTCGGTCCTTCACGGACTGAATGTCTTCGTCGAAACGGTCGTCTGCTGTTTTGCGGGTGCTGCCTTTCGTCGGCGTCGGCGTGGCGCCGCTTCCGTTTCCGAAGCCGTTGGGCTTGCCGGCCGCGATCTTGTTTATTTTGGCAACCTGGGCGTCAAGCTTGTCGGCAGCAGCGCCGAAGACATTAAGGCGTTGTTCGGCGTCAGCGATGTCGTATTTGAACGGTGTGAACTCCATGCCCGTGTACTGCTTGAACGTATTGTTCCTTTGAACGGCGGCGTCAAAGTCTGCCTGCGCCGCCTGCTCCGAAGCATGGGCGGCTTCCGCCTGGGTGGCTATCAGTTGCCGCAATGCAGTGATCTGGTCATAGGTCGCGTCGGTCGCGCCCTTCAGCGCTCTCTCATTGGTGGCGATCGCGTCATTTAGGTTTGAGGCCGAGCCTTTTGCGCTGCCCTGGCTTTCATAAAGTAGGAACAGCGCAGCGGCGGCGGCGCCGGCAACGAGACCAAGGGGGCCGAGAGCGGCCGTGAATGTGCCTGCAACGAGTGTTCCGGCGCGCATGGCGGTGAGGAAGGCTCCCAAGGCAACGACCGCGTTGCCAAGCCCAGCCACCATCCCGAGGATCGCGCGACCCGTCAAAGCTCCAATAATGATTGTCGCGAGCTCGACAACGACGTCGGCAACGCCCTTGAAGTTTGTGGCGAGATATTGAAGCGCGGCAACAAGGTCTCGGCTGGCGCCGGCGGAAGCATCCGCGTTTCCGATATAGGCTAGGAATTCATTGTTCACCTGGCCGATGGCGTCGGCGATCGTCGCGTTCGTGACCTTGAACTGCGCCTCGATCGGCTTCTGTGCAGCTAGGATCGCATGGAAAATCCGGTCCGAAGTGATCTTACCTTCCGCGCCAAGAGCCTTCAGCCCGCCGACTGTCGTCTTGAACTCTGTGGCAATCGCTTGCGCTAAGATCGGTGCGTTCTCACGCAGAGACCGCAGCTCGTCACCCTGCAGAACGCCGGAACCCAGCGCCTGACCAAGCTGTAGAATGCCGGCCGCTTGCTCGTTCGCCGACGCTCCACCAGCCTTGAAGGCCTTGGACACGATGTTCGTGACATCGGCGATCTCCTGCTCTGACTTGGCAACACCAGACGCCGAGCGGATAAGCTTCGCGTAAAGGTCGACGTAAGTCTCGAGATCGGTGCGCGCGTCGTTGGCCCCGGCCTTCAGTTCATTGAGCGATCGTGCCGAGACGCCAGCCGATGTTGCTGCGGCGCGGATCTTGTTCCCTGCCGCCGTCCATGCGTCCGCATATTGAGCAATCTCCCTAACGCCAAGTGCAGTGCCGATGCCGGACAGCGGCGCCAGAAGACCTTGGGCAGCGCTCTTCCCGATGCTGTTCAGACGGCTGTCAAATTGACGGGCGCGCCGTTCGATAGCATTAAATTGCGAATTGCTGATCCCGTTCGCGCGGGCGAGGCCCTTTTCGAAGGCCTTGAAATCGGCCGAAAGCTGGACAACCAGCTTTTCGAGGTCAGTTGCTGGCATAGAAGTGGCCAGCTTCTTGGGAGGATCGCATGTTTTCTACCTTGCTCGTGATTGCCGGTCTGACATCAACGCTGACGCCGCAGCAGGCTGACCGATGGATGGGCGCTTACCTTCACTCGATGAAGCTGCACTACGCTTGCCGTGGACACGGGAGCACGTATAGGACAGCGAAAAATATGGCCCTCCGCCAAGTCCAACTGCTGGACCTATATGGACCAAGTGGCCGGTTCACGGTTCGCGATGTCACCAACCTCGATCGCGACCTCCAGGCCGGAAAGGTCACGCTCGACGCGTCCATCAATCTAAAGGATTGCGAGAACCTTTTGCTTGAAGACAAAGCTGACCTTGAGGCATTAGGCGACGGAAAATAGCCGCTCGACCGGCAACAGCGCCACTGGGTTGAACGGCACCTTCGGCTGAAGCCCGATGATAGGTGCGGCGTCCGCGGTCAGCCAGTCCCACAACGCGTCCTTGTCGGCCTCGGAAAGCTGCCTGTCTGACCCTGATTGCGACTTCCGGAAGCCCTCGACGACCGCATGGAATTGCCAGATGCTCATGCCGTTCACCTGTTGCGGTGAATAGCCCATGACTTGGCCGTAGCCGTATAGGACTTCAAAGCGGACCTTCCCGTTTGGCAGATCGTCTAGGGTGACGCCCTCATCCTCTTGGCTTTTTTTTTTAGGCTCGCCTGCCTCGTCGGGAGCGCCCATGCACGCCGCCATCAATATGGCCTGCGCGATCGGCAGGTTTTCCGCCGGCGGGCGGTCCTCGACATAGGATCGAACCAGCGTCAGAGCCTTCGCTGGCTCCATGCGGCCGCCAAGCTGGCCCAGCCGTATCACGTTCGAAATGTCGGTGGTTCTGCAGGTTCGATCCATGAGACGACCGAGCACCACGAACGGACCGGCATCGGTCTTTTCCTGAAGCTCGGCGAATTCGCCCCAGCCGACGCGGAAGGGATAGGTCCCATCCGCGAAGTCCAGCGTCACCCTGGCGTCGCGGCTCATTTACGGGGTCACCACGCGAACCAGCTCACCGTCGCTCGACATCTCGACGTTGTTGGTCACCCGACCGTTCTTGGACGGGTTACCCATGGTCACGGTTCCGACATGCATGAAACCGGTCCACGTGATGGTTTTCGCAGGGAATTCCATCTCCACTTTCACCGGGATGCTGTCGGGGTTCTCCCAGGCATCGAGCCACGTCTCAACGGATTCGTTGGCGAGAATGCCTTCGCCACTGATCGTCACCGATAGGCTGGTGGCGTCGCGTCCGAGCCAAGCCACCTTGTCGGGGTCGACACAATCCGGGAGGCTGAATTCCTCCAGAGCCTTGGTCAGCGTCATCGACTTGGAAAGAAAGCCGCACGGCGCGGTGTAGACGATCGGGGAGGCGCCGTCACCGAGAAGAACTCGGAACTTGCCGCCTTTGAGGGTGGTTGCGTCAGCCATTTGATGTCTCCTTTGATGGCAGCAATAGCGCCCGCCGGAGCGGGTTTCTCAGGGGTGAGGTGAGGCTGGGCTAGTCGTGCTCGACAACGGCCCGGAACGTGAGCCGAGCGCGGCTGGTTTTGCCGTCCGGATCTCGGACGACGTCGCGCTTGTACAATTCGAACGACAGCAGCGCATTTTCGGTCAGCGGTAGTTCGTACTCGTGCAGCGCCAGCCTGACCGCGTTGGCGATTTTCTTGACCTCGGCCGATCCGACCGCGCGCGACCAGGCGCTCATATCGAAGTAGATTTCGGATCCCGGTATGCAGTCGAAATCGTTCGGCAGCACCTGATCGCCATCGAAGGCGACGTATGGGAAATCAGCCGTGACTTGTTTTGTTGCCTTGTCGCGCGGCACCTCGTCATAGACGCGATCAGCGATCAGCGAGACCAAGTCGGCGAAGCCTTTCAGCCTAGCAACAATGGCGATCTGCAATTCGTAGGAAGCGTCAATCATGATGCCGCCACCTGCTTTGCTGCCTTATTCACTGCCGCGCGGATCGCCCGAGACGATCCTTTCTTGTTTGCCCGCCACGAAACGAAGAAATACGGCTGCGCCGGCATCTCCTGCGTTCCGTGCTCCTGCCACCGGGCGTAATAGGCAACCTCGTTGCCGGCGAAGATCGTCAGCGTCAGATCTCCGCCTAGTGATGCTTTGACCACCGCGACGACGTAGCTGCCCTTCGGTGCCTTGCCCCAGGTCCAGCCGATGCTATCGCGCAGTTCGCCGCGGTCGACAGGCACCAGCGATTTCATCATGGCGACGATGATGTCGGCCTGTTTCTCCATCGCCGCACGGATCATGTCGCGGGCGACTTTAGGTAATGCTGTCAATTTGCGCTGCAACTTGGCGAGCCGGAGGATTGAGGTCATGACGCCACCCCGCTCTCCACCAAGATGTCGATCCATGCGCGATCCTCAGTCGGATTGATCGCCTTGATGGCGTAGGTGATGCCCGTCCACTTAGTGCCGACCCAAGCACCGGATCGCACATCCCTGGCTTGCCAGTCTGTGGTGATTTGCTTGCTCAACGAGTTGGCCCTGACCGTGAGCAGGACAGGCTGGCGTCCTTCCAGACGCGCCGCCATAACCGTCTCAGTGCCGCGAAGATATTGACGCCGGGCAGACACGATGAATCGCTCTTCGAACGGTCCTTCGGTATTGCCGTCATCCGGACCGGAGTACGGGCCGCGGC